CCCTATAAATAGGGATCGCTATGGATATATATATATATCCATAGCGATCCCTATTTATAGGGAGAGCTAATCACATCTAAAATAAAGTAAAATATATATATATAGACTACTATTATTATTATTTTTATATAGACTACTATTATTATTATTTTTTATTTATTTATAGAAAATCCCACTAAGTTCACTAAGATTATTTTTTTTCCTTACAAATCAATAACTTACGCGCAAAAAATCTTAGTAAAACCTTAGTAAACTCACTAAGGTTATTTTTTTTATCGTTATAAATCAATGACTTAGGAGAAAAAAATCTTAGTGAGTTATAAACTAAGATTTTTTTATAGCGAAAGGTTTAGTTTGCAGAGAACAGCTTGAGGGTTTTTTTCTGAGAGTCTTCATCGGCGCGCTCGACGATGTAGCCTGCGGCTATGAGCGTAGCAATCATCTTTTCAACATCGCTTTTTACTACAGGCCTACAGCGGTTGATTACCACTGCTCTAGTCTCTCCATGATCTTTAGATAGCATCTTTTGGATTTTGACCGCTAAGGCATCCGCTGGCGAGGCTTGTGCGGACATATTGGCGTAGGCAAGCTTGATCTTTGTCTCTATGTCCCGCTTAGCCAAGGCAAAGGCCCAGCGAACATCGTGCGCCGTCCTAACCCCTGAAGGTATCGCAAGGATAAAGCTCACCTTTGCACATATCTCATAGCCGCGCCTACAGATGGCCTCTAAGCCTGTGCGGCCCTTTTCCTTTTCTGCCATCTCCCAAAAATACTCGTAGACGCCATCTAGGAGCGCCTTGGCTTGATTATCTGTAGGTATGGCTACCTTACTATCCCCCTCGATTGATAAAGCTGATAGCGTGGCCTGAAAGGCCATTGGGAGCGGTTCGCGCTTGAAGCCTTGCTTACGCTTCGGGTTTGTCTCCAAATCCTGAAAAAGTAAGGCTCTTGCCAAAAAGCCATTGGTCGCCTGCTCGTAGTCCACTAGATGGTCAAAAGTGACCGGAGTGGTATAGCCAGTGATGGATAAAAAAGGGTTTTTTATGCCGTCATCGATGGTGATCAGCTGCTCTTCGAGCCTTGCTAGTCTATCGTGCCCTTTGCCCGTCTCGTCCATGATCTTTTTGACTGCTTTTATTTCGGTCTGCAGGGCTTTTTTTGTATCATCTTTTAGGTCGCCATTAGGGATATAAAAAGAGTTGGCCTTGCTGTACAGGCTCATGCATGTACCTATCAGGCCCTCAAGATAATGGGCGCCAGACTTACCCGCGTTCTTTATTTTTGCAAACATCGTGCCAAATTCATCAATTGAATAAAAGCTGGACGGGTTGCGGATCAGATTGCGGATGAGTTCTTGCTCACTTTTTATGCCGCCATAAAGGCATTGCTGCATAGATACTGATCTCAGTATGTCGGCGTATGCCGTCTGTATAGCCTCCTTTCCGGTGCCAGATCCAGCCACACAAAAACTGAAAAGGTTACTGGAGACGCCATTAAGCTCGTCTATGTAGCGACCTCCAGCCAAGTTGCCGACGGCCTGTAAAGCTACCGCTACCGCTAAGGATTGGCGGGAGTATAGGCACTGAGCATCTACCCAGCGGGTCAAGTCGCCTACAAAACCAGTAGGGGAGTTGAGATCTATATCTGAGAGGTCGTCGAGTACGTCATCAAAAACAACATCACTGACAAACTCGACAGATCTTGCGTAGCCAGCCAGTTCAGCGTAATACATGAGGGTTCCAATGCCAGCGGGGTTGGCCGACTTGCCAAAGCTATGCCAGTGCTTTTCGAGTGCTATAGAGGAGTCGTACTTAGAGCCTTTTGCGCTCCACTCGTCCCACAAGGTAAAGCCGTCGCCTAGTGTGGCGTGGTGCACAGCCATGCCCACGCGTATCCACTCATCATAGGTGCAGTCGGGATCTATGTAGGATAGCATCTCAGTAATGTCATTCATGGTCACATCTACCGCCCCACTTGATGTCTGTGCACGGTAAAAGGCAGGTCTTTTTAGTAGCTCGATAAGATCAGCAGGGGCATCTATGACGCTGCTAGGATCGCCGTGTAATGGGTCGTAAGTGGCTCCGCTACTATGCAGTGATCCGGCGCCCACGACAAAGCCGCTAGACTTAAAATCAATGCCTTTTATGTCTGGCACATGCGACACTAGGGCCGCGCCTTCGGGGGCTTTATAGTAGATATGGAGGCCGCCGCCACCAGTCTGTACCGTAAAGGTCTTAGTAATATCCAAAAAGGGCAAGCTATCCAGCGTGCCGCCGTTACGCGGGTCTATGTCCACTACCAAATAGCCATCGCATAAAACACCAAAGCCTGTGTTAAATTGGCCCATTTCGTGCATGGTCTCGATTTGGCTCTCTGACCAGTGGGGGACCCGCTGCCAATTACTGATGATCGGATGCTTAAAAAGAGCTTTACACTTAGGGTCGCCGCAGCCGCACACGCCTTTTTTGTCTACGCCGTATAGGCCAAAAACTTTGAAGTTGGCATCTAGGTAGTCGTTTTGATTCATTGGTCATCACCCTCCAGATATTTTGATAAAGCCACTATCGTCTTGTAGTCTGGGTTGCTTATAGCCCCGTTAGCTACCCCCCTTACAGTCCCGTATGACAGGCCTGACATGTAAGCGACTACCTGTAATTTTCTATCGGCCAGTTGGCGCCTGATATTGTCTAAAGTGAGCATATTTACATCCTATTAGTAAAAAAGTTGCATTTGGGTGTTGACAATATGGCATTCAGGGCATAAATTGTCAATCGTGAAATGAAAAAGAGGAGATCTAACCATGTCACTACTAAGCACTATCAGTAAACCTGCTGATAGACCTGTTCTTGTAACAATAATTGGGGAGGCGGGCCTAGGCAAAACTAGCTTGGCCGCAACCTTTCCCAAGCCAATCTTTATCCGAGCTGAGGACGGTCTGCAGGCTTTGCCTATAGATAAGCGTCCAGACGCCTTCCCCCTCATTGTAGGCGTGGAGCCGCTCTGGGAGCAGTGTAAGGCGCTTTTGCAGGAGGAGCATGACTACAAAACGCTAGTAATAGATAGCGCAACTGCCCTTGAGCGCCTTTTCACGCAGCACGTTGTTGACAGCGATCCCAATAAGCCTAAATCAATAAATCAGGCTCTTGGTGGTTGGGGGGCTGGAACATCTGCTGTAGCTAGTATGCATCAGCGCTTGCGTAAGGTGTGCGGCATGCTTAACGAGCGGAAGGGTATGAATATTGTTTTTATAGCCCATGCGGATATGGAGCGTGTCGAGCTGCCGGACCAAGATGCTTTCAGTCGATACTCTTTGCGTCTCGGTGCTAAGTCTATGGCGCCATATACTGATGATGTCGATGTGTGCGGCTTTTTAAAGCTATCGACTTTTATCATGGGTAAAGACGATCAGCATAAAAAAGCAATCTCGGACGGGAGCCGCATACTTACATGCCATGCGCAAGCGTCTTGTGTAAGCAAAAACCGCTACGGAATTGATAGCGACATACCTGTCGTAAAAGGTCAAAATCCACTCTCAACCTACATAAAAGGTCTATAACTATGTCTTTTTTTACCCTTAGTGACAATGCAAACTTAGTGCCATCCGATGAGATGGAAATGGGCGGTGATATCGCCCCTATCCCTACTGATACGCAGGTTAAGGCTGCAATAGAGCAAGCTTTATGGTACACGCCAAAAAATGGCGGTGACACTGTAATATCAATAACATGGTCTATTTTGGCGCCAAAAGAATATGGCGGGCGCAAGATCTTTCAAAAGCTCAAGGTAAAGGATGGCGACCCTAAAAAGCGCGATAAGGCAATAAAAATGCTTGCTGCAATCGATAAAAATGCGGGTGGGAAGCTTTTTGCAAAAGGTACGGAGCCAACTGATAACGACCTTATGCAACACCTTTTAAGCGCTCCAATGACTCTGCTCTTAAAGGTGTGGGCAATGCCGGACCCAATGAGCGGGGAAACAAAAAAAGGCAACTGGATCGCGGCGGTATCGCCGTCTAACAGGGTTGTAGCGCCAAAGCCTGCGGAAACCAATTTTGACGATGATATTGAATTTTAGCAGTTTGACATTTCCGCTCTAATTGCGTGGTGCGAGGGACTGCGCCGCTTATTATACATTATTTAATAGCACAGGATAAAAATTATGTTAGACCCAAGAAGAAAAGGCCGTATAACAGGCAGCATCGCCGGAGCAATACTAGGCTACTCGCCATACATGACCCGCGAGGATGCTATGAGATCTATGGTGCGCGAGTGGGTTGGCGCGCCATCAGAATTTGAAGGTAATGTAGCTACCGAGTGGGGGAAATTTAACGAAAAAAGCGCCATTCTTGATTTTGAGCTTGAGACGGGGTTGAGTGTTGAGCCTTGCGGGTTTAGCAATATAGGATGGCTTGGCGCAACGCCTGATGGTTTTATAGGTGATGATGCCGTTTTAGAGGTAAAGTGCCCGTATAACTTAAAAAACAACGAGACCCCAATCTTTAAAACGATTGACGAACAGCTACACTACAAGGCTCAAATACACATAGAAATGTATGCCAATATTAGAAAGAAATGCTATTTTTTTCAGTGGTGCCCGTTCGGCCATTTTTTGCAGGTTGTTGATTTTGATGGTGATTTTTTTGAGGAGATTTTTCAAAAGCTAAAAGCGTTTTACGATGAATATTTAATCGAACGCGAAAATCCAGAAAAGTACCTCGAAGAAAAGGTCAAGGAGATTGACGCACCGCAATTTTATGATGCTTACATAAAGGCCAAGGCTGTGCTTGAGGAGGCTGAATTAGCTTTAGATAAAGCAAAAAACGACCTGATCAAACTAGCCAATGGAAAAAAATCAAAGATTGGCGATCTGCTTATCTATGAAGTCGAGCGTGATGGCTCAGTCTCTTACGCAAAGGCAATTAAAGACCTTATGCCATCAGCAGACCTAGAGGCGTATAGAGGCAAGCCAAGCAAGTATTGGGTGGTTAAATGACCCTCCGAGACTACCAACAAGAGACGGTCGACAAGGCCAAAGAGTGGATAAAAGCGCGCAAGGATAGCGCTATACTAGACTTAGCCACGGGCGCAGGGAAGTCACATATTATCGCAGCCCTCGGCCACTGGTTTAACTCTAAGACGGGCCTAAAGGTGTTGTGTTTGGCTCCGTCACAAGAGCTTGTGAGCCAGAACCATAAAAAATATTTATTGAGCGGGTCACCTGCATCCATCTATTGCGCAAGCCTAAATAAATCATTGGCGCACAATGTCGTTTTTGGGTCGCCACGCACCGTGCTAAATGCAATTGATAAATTTTGCGAAAATTTTGCGCTAATTATTATTGATGAGGCGCACGGAATAACGCCAACAATAAAGGAGATAATTGAAAAACTAAAAGCGAAGCAAAAAAATCTTCGCGTAATAGGGTTAAGCGCGACGCCGTACAGGCTTGGTGATGGTTATATATATGCCTACGATGAAAACGGCAATCCAGTGCCCGATGGCACAACAAGGGACCCTTATTTTCACCAGCTAATTCATAGGGTGAGCGCAAAATATTTAATTGGCAGAGGGTTTTTAACAAGACCAACAACCAATAAAATTTCAGAGCACTACGACACGTCACACTTAAAGCTTGTTGGCGATAAATTTGACGCTAAGCAAGTCGAGCAAACCTTCGAGGGCCGCGGGCGACTCACGTCAGTTATTGTGCAAGACATTGTTGAAAACTCCACTTATTGCATGGGTGTTATAATTTTCGCGGCCACCGTTTCGCACGCAAAAGAGGTGCTTGAAAGCTTGCCCATTGGCATATCTTCGATGATCGTTGGCGGGACAAAAGATAGGAATGGAATAATAGAAAAATTTAAAAAAATGGAAATAAAATACTTGGTGAATGTGGGCGTTTTAACAACTGGGTTCGATGCTGAACATATAGATCATGTTGCCATAATGCGAGCCACTGAGTCTATTGCGCTTCTTCAACAGATTATTGGCCGAGGGCTGCGGATACACAAAAACAAGCGCGAGTGCCTAGTAAGCGACTACGCTGGCAATATAGAGCGGCACTGCCCAGATGGCGACATCTTTACCCCTACAATTAAGGCATCATATAAAGGCGAGTCGGAGCCGCTAGAAGTTGAATGCCCATCTTGCAAGTCGATAAACTTTTTTTCCGCGAGAAAAAATAAAGATAATTTCAGGATCGATAAGCATGGCTATTTTATTGATTTGGCTGGGAGCAGGATAATCGACCAAGAGACGGGGCAGGAGTATCCGGCACACTACGGGCGCAGATGCATGGGCCAAATAATAGAAAATAAAAAAGCTGAGCGATGCGAGTATAAGTGGTCTTTTAAAGCGTGCTTTTCGTGCGGCCACCAAAACGACATTGCAGCGCGATATTGTGAAAAGTGCAAGGAAGAAATTATAGACCCTAACGAAAAACTTAGACTTGAAAAGCAAAAAATTAAAGATGATCCTTACAGTGTGAGCACAGATAAAGTTTTATCTTGGCGCGTGTGCTCATGGATAAGTAAAAGCGGCAATGAAACTCTAAAGATTGACTACACCACTGAATGCGCAACTTTCCCAGTGTGGTACTCGCCACGCTCAAATTCGCACAAGACTAAATTTCTGTGGAAAAATTTATGCGCGGCAACACTTGATGAGATTGCGGGGTCGGTTGATGACTACATGGAAAAAGTAAATCTTTTTTTGGCTGAGATGCCAAAAACAATAACCGTAAGAAAAAATCGAGAAACAAAATTTTACGAAGTTTTTGGGCATAACCTAGAGGCAGACCAATGAAAATACCAGACTGGCTAAAATGCTACGGCGACACATCTTACAGAGATAAAAAATGCCCTTACGAGGCGGACGAACAGATAACTTTTTTTAATCAGCTAAAAATATTGCGCCCAGTGGTTGCGAGAACAGCCATGCACATACGCAACGAAGGCAAGAAAACACCTCAGCAAGCGATGCGCGAAAAAGCGGAGGGGCTGCTTAGTGGTGCGGCTGATATTATTATTATATCAAAAGTGCCTTTTATCTGTGAGCTAAAGCGGAAAGATCACACGCTATGTCACTGGGAGGGCAAGCAGCTTGACTTTTTACTGGCCGCCCAAGAGTCAGGCGCTTTTGTATGCGTGGCATTAGGCTATGAGGCTGCACTAGAAGGGGTTGAGGAATGGCTACAATCTCATGCCACCCACACGATTTAAAGTGGGTCAACGAGCAATTAGCGCAGCTTCCAGCCGCGTTGCGCTACCCTACCGCAAAAAAATACAGCGACCTCTATGAGAGCGGCACATCAAGGCGCGAGTGCAATACGCGACTGAGGGAGTATGTAGATAAAATAAATGCGAAGCGTAAAGATATGTAAAGATTCACACATTCCAGTGTAAATCTAATATTCTAAGCCTGTCGAAATTAATTAACAGGAGCATAAAAAATGAAAGCTTTTACCAACGAAGAATTAAAAGTAATCCTTGAAAAGCACTATAAGCATCTGAGATTTGAGTGGGACGGAGAGATCGCCAATCTTAGCAGGGCCAATCTTAGCAGGGTTGATCTTAGCGGGGCTAATCTTAGTGGGGCCAATCTTAGCGGGGCCAATCTTAGCAGGGCTATAGGCGACGCCATCTACATCAAAAGCATATTTTTAGATGCCTACCCAATAACCTATACATCCGACATTTTGCAAATTGGATGCCAAAGCCACCCAATTTCAGAGTGGCGCGAATTTCGTACCAATCAAATTCGCCACATGGATGGCCAAGAAGCCGTTGATTTTTGGACTAAGTACAAAGATTTTATATTTAAAGCAATCGAGATATCACCAGCGTTACCAACAGGAGCAGGAAAATGATCACCATCAGCATTAATGGCGTAGACCCGCAAGAAAAAGCCAAGCTTTTAAACACACTTGAAAAAGCCTTGGTGGAAGACCCTAAAAAGCGCCACGTTGCCGTTTTTAGATCTGGGGCCGTGACAAAAGAGGCGCTCTATTTTATCCCGTCAATTGTCACTGTTTATATACTTGAGGAATAAAAAATGTATTTTTTAGTCGTGGTTTTAGCAATAATTCTCATTTGTGCTTTTATGCGGGGCAATCCCAGTAATTTTCTCGGTTTGCTTATTGCGTTATCTGGGGTTGTTCTTTTACTTGGGCTTGTGGCGGACTGGTGGCAATTATGAAAAGTAGCATTTTTATTATGCTTGCGTCGCTGGCGGCCTGCACAATAGTGGCTTTTTCGGCAGATGAAAAAACAGAGCGCCCCAAAAAAAT